GGCTGCGGGCCGGTCCTGGTCAGCTCGGCCGCATAACTGATCAGCTCACGCCCGCTCCGATGTATCGCGTGTTCGAGCGTGTTGATGGGGCCGCCGCCCTGGCCGCCGTCGAAATCGATCCAGTCCCCGGCGTGCTCGCCGGTGAGCGCAATCACGCAGGAGCCGTTCTTGCGCGGCGCATCGCCGCGGATATTGGCAAGCCGCCATTCATCGCCCACCCGTCGGCCATTCGGGAACAGCCGCGGCACCCATTGCTCGGCAGTCGCGCGCAGCCGCGCGACGATTTCATCGAGATCAAACCGCTCGGCCGGTCGTGCAGGTTCGGCGTCATTGAGGTCGAGCATCGGCACCTCAATCGAGCAGCACGAGACCGCGCTCGGCGCGGGTGATGGCGGTGTAGAGCCAGCGGGCACGATCTTCGGCCGTGCGGCCAAGGCCATCGTCGTAGACGATGATGTTCTCCCACTGCGAGCCCTGCGCCTTGTGGCAGGTGATGGCCCAGCCCCAGACCGCTTCGATGATGGTCTTTTTCTTCCAGTGATCGCGGCGCTCGCGTTCCGGATCGGGCGTGACGTGATCGTCGAAGTAGCCCTTGTAGATGCGGAAGCGCTCGCGCGCACCGTTCGTGCCTCCGATCTTCTGGCCGTCCTCGGTGGTGACAACGGCAGTGAATGAAATCTCGTCCTCGTCCTTGACCTCGGCGAGGTCGAGGAACATGCCGTTGACCAGGCCAAGGTCGTTGCGGTTTTTGAGGCAGATGATCTTCTCGCCTTGGCCGGTCGGATAGACACCATCGAAGCCGGACGCCCGCTTCATGGCGAGGTTGAGCTGCAGACGCGTGGCGTTGCGGCCGCAGATCACCTGACCGCCGCGCAGCATCTGCTCGGCCGCGACATCGAGCCTGCGCATCTTCCAGACGAATTCGTCGTGCTTGCCGTAGGGGATGGATTTGCTTTCGCGCGCCAGCGTGGCGAGACGGATAATGGCGCTCTCGCCGGCCTGGCGATGGATCTCGGTCAGCATCACATCGGGCTGACATTGCGTGAATGCGCCTTCACCCCTGACCGGCGGCAGCTGGCCGGGATCGCCCAGCACCAGGATCGGTTTGCCGAAGGCAAGCAGATCGCGCGCCATGTCATCGCCCACCATCGACACCTCGTCGAGGACAAGGAGCTTGGCTTCGCGCAGCATCGACTGCTCGTTCAGGACAAAGCGCGGCTTGTGGATGTCGGATAGCCGCAGTTCGAGCGAGCGAAGCTGCGACTCCGCGAACAGGCGCTCGGCCGCAGCCATGGACGCGATCTTCGCCTTGAGATCGGCGATCTCCTCCTTGACCTTTTCGATCTCGGCGGGCGTCGCCTCGGAGACGCGGTAGATCAGGGAGTGGATGGTCGAGGCCGGCGTGCCCTTGCGGGTCATCACCAGGGCCGCCTTGCCGGTGAAGGCCGCATAGAGGACGCCGTCGCTCGCGCCGGTGTCGAGACCAAGCTCGGCGATGGCATGCCGCGTGATGGTGGTCTTGCCGGTGCCGGCATAGCCGAAGACCCGAAACACCTGCTGTGCAGCGGTGCGGTTCGTGAACCAGTCCTTGATGGCCGCAATCGCTTTGGCCTGGAGCGGCGATGGCGAGAAGCTCATGGCTCACTCCTCCCAGCAACGCCGCGCATGGGGGCAGGAGCGGCAGAGGTAATAATCCGAGGCCGAAGCGATGCGGGGCGGCAGTTCGCCGGCTTCGACGGCGCGCAGAATGTCGACGGCCTTGTCGGAGAGCGCCTGCGCTTCAACGGGATCGAAGGAGACCACCTCGTGGTGGAGCGCCTGGCTGTCCTTGTTCAGCGTGCTGAACAGCGTGGCGCCGATCTCCATGTAGGCCATGTAGATCTGGACCTGCGCGAAATAGAGCGGCTTTGCAGCGCGAAGGCCGCGCTTGACGACGTCGTTCCAAGACTTGGCGTTCAGCGCCTTGTGTTCCCACAGCGCCGGCCACGGCACGCCGATGTCGGGGCCGGCAACGATCACGCCGTCGATATGACCGCGCAGCCGCCCGCCAGCCGCCGCAAAGCCGAACTGGCTGCCGTCGCGCCGCTGCGTCCGCAGATCGAATCCCGCGGCGCGCAGCCATTCGATCGACAACGCCTCGAACCGATGGCCGGCTTCGAACACCCGCAGCATGGCGCCCTCGAGATCGTGACCATCATCAGGCGGCGTGTGGGTGATTTCGTAGGCGAGCCGGCGCCCACAAGGTTCCCCCAGCCGTGACGCACCAAGGTAATCGCGCTCGGGCTGCTCGCGCCGTGCCGTCAATAGAGCGGCATCGATCAGCGTGTTGACACGCTGCGCAACGGACGCCTCGCGCGCGCCGATGCCGTACACAAATCCGGAGCCGTGGTTGAGATCGACAACATCCATGACCGGCCTCAAAATGGAATGTCGTCGTTGAGCGTTTCGCGATGCATCGCGGCCTGGAAGCCGTCGACACAAGCCTCGATGATGCGATCGATCTCGTCGGCCGATCGGTCATGGAACGGCGCCATCAATCCGAGCTCGGTCAGCACCTCCGCAAAGTTGCGCCGTGCCGCCTTGATCGCCTGTGTCTCCAGATCGGTCTTGTCGATCATGCCGTGGTTCCTCTTGGCGATAGCGGCGCCGGCGTTGAGGCAGCGCAGCGAGCAGAACGCGAAGGTCGGATATCGATCTGGGCGCAGTTGGTGTGTGTAGTAGAACCCGCGCGCCTCTCGACTGCAGAGCGCACAGGCTCTCAGCCCATGAGCAGCGTCGAGAGCTTCTGCGACCCGGGCTCGTCCGGTTCCTCCGCGATCCGCTGCGACGCCAGCACGATGAAGCGGCTGATGGCGTTCTGCGCCATGGCTTCGAGCTCGGGCATGGTCAAAGAGCGGATTGGCTGATGAAGCCGTCCTCTTCCTTCGAGCCATTCGCCGATCGCCTTGGCCGCTTCATGCGCCACATGCGCCTGCCATTCGTCGTCCGTCATGGTTCAACCGTTGAGCCATGCCGGTCCGGGCTGCTTTGCCGCCGGCGCGCCGGCGCCGGATGACGGTTGTGACCAGGCGGGCGCGCTGGGCGCCTGCAGCGACCGCTGCGCAGCAGGGGGCTGGCCGCCCGGGGCAGCGCCTTGCGTCCAGGCGGGTTGCGCGGTCGCGGCCTTGGTGCCGGCGCCGCGCGAGCGGCTCGGGCTCGCCGGCACGTCCTTGCCGTCCATGACGAGCTTCCATTCCTTCTCGGTCGGCAGCACCACCCGGTCGAGCCGGTTCTGATCGCTGTAGCGGGCGTCTTCACTCGCCTCGATCTTGATCTTGGCGACGAAGGTGATGCCGTTGAGGTCGGCAAGACCGCGCAGGATGCGCTTCTGCTTGGCCGCCTCGCTCATGTCCTGCGCGTCGAGGCCGAGCGCGCTGTCGATCATGGCGCGGAACGTGCTCTTGGAGATTTTCCAGGCGATCGAGACGCCGTTCTCGTCGACCTTGCCGCCCTGCACCGTGAACATCTGCCAGAACTTGCGCTTGGCGTGCGGTCCCTCCGCCACCGTGAACTCGCAGTCGAGCATGCGCACGTCGCTCGTCGGGTCCTTGGGCGCTTTGAGCAGCGCCTGGTCGATCTCGCTCTGGCCATCGATGCCGCCGGGGCGGATGCTCATGGTGACCTTGGCGAAGGTGCCATCGGGAATGAGTTCGCCGCTCTTCTGCGGTTCGGCGTCGTTCATGTCGAACATAGAAGTCATCCTTTGCTGGGCTGATTGATCTTGCGAATGAGCGCGCTGAGGTCGGGCGGCTCGGTGAGGTCGAGACGGCCGGAACGATCCTTGCCCGGCAGGCCGAAGGGGTTGGCGGCCTGGCAGATCAGGCGACGCACGTCGCCGCGGTCGGGCTCGTGGCGCCACGCGTCGCCGTCCGCCGTGAACCGGCTCATGGAGATCACCTGGTCGACGATGCCGGGGAGCTCGCGGGCGGCTTTGCCGCCTTCCATCTGCGGCTGCCAGGTGACGCGGTTGAACTCGTCGGTGATGCGCTCCAGGATGCCGACGAAGATCACGGTGCGGCCGGGCGCGTGCTGCAGGTGCTTCAGGAGCCCGATGGTTTCCCGGGCCAAGAGGCCGTAGGCGCCGCGGGTGTCGGGCTTACCGGTCCGCTCCGACTGCGCCTCGGGTCGCGTCTTCGCCCACACCATGGCGAGCCGCGTCAGATCGGTGATTGAGTCGACGAAGATGATGCGCTTGCCGGCGATCATGCGGACGAGGTCGGGATAGGTATCGACCAGGTGCCGGTAGTGGCTTTCGCAGAAGAACGTCTTCTCGTCGGCGGCCGGATTGATGCCGCCGATCAGGCAGCCGATGTCGAGGGCGTCGCCGAAGCTGCGTACCGGGATGCTGTCGCCCGGCCAGTCCTGGACCGATTTCATGCCGGCCTCGAGGTCGATGCAGAGCGTCTCCGCCGGCGGCAGGGTCTTGAGCAGCGAGGTCTTGCCGACACCTGAGGGCCCGAAGATCGCCATCGTGGTCTTGGCGTGGGCTTCGGCGAGCCGCTGGTCGGCCGTGATGATCCGCAGCGCCATCAGCGGCCTCCCTCGGAGATCGCAGCGACCGCGCGATCGGAACCGAGCGCGCCGGCCTGGCGGGCGAGGTTGTAGAGCTTGCGCAGCGCATGCAGCCGGTCGCCGACGGCATTGAATTCCGCCTCCACCCCGAGCATCGCGAACGCGATGTCGTCGAGCGTGGCATCCTCGATCAGCTTGACGGCGGCCGGACGCTGTCGTGCTTCGAGTGCCGGGATGGAAACGGTATCGGGCAGCGCTTCGAGCCAGATATGGCGCTTGCGCAGCGCGGTCACTGCAGCTGATGCGGTCATTGGGAGGTCTCTTCGTTGGTGCTGATGTGAAATCTCGGCTTGGGGTGGTTGCGGTCCATCACGCGAACCTCCGCCAAGAGCAGCGACGACAGCGAAGCCGAGGCCTGTTTCGGCTTCGCACGCGCGATTGCGATGTAGCTGTAGTCGTCGGCGCCGTGGCGGCGCTGAACGAGATGAACCAGCTTCTGCTCGCTCGCCCACCAGGCGCGGCGCGCGAGGCGCACGAGTTCGGCGCGTTCGCGCTCGGCCAGGCGCTTGGCTTGCGAAAACGTGTCCATGGCGAGGAAGCCGCGGTAGTATTCCAACGCCTCGCCGGGCGCGGCCTGGCCAATCCAACCGCACAAGTCGGTTTCATCGATCCGCCGGTGAGCGGTCGGAAGCTTGGTGACGGTGCTGATCATGGTGGGCTCCTACTCGTGGTCTGGCCGAACCGTCTCACGCGGCCTTCAGACCGGCAGCGAGCAGGGCAAGCCGGATGTTTTTCACGCGGCGATACAGGCTGCTGCGCGCTGCATGACCGCGGTCGACAAGTTCATCGATGTTCGATTGCGAAAGTGCCGCGGATAGCTGGGCGTCGTTCGGATCGAGGGCGCCAAGGCCACGCTCGACATCAAGTCGGCGCTCAACATTGGCGAAGGCGTCGGTGGGCTGGCCGAAATAGGCCGACAGGCCATCCTCTTCCGATACGAAATCGCCCCGCGTGGCGCCGCCAGTTCCAGGCAATGTTTCATCGAGCGAGGTCGGCACCACGCCATAGAGTCGGCGCTCTCGCTTTACCTTGTGGGCCAGACGAGCGGCTCTGTTCGCCATGACGACGCCGGCGAACGCGCCAAGCGAACCGCGGCTGGGATCAAAGGACGGCAGGCGGGCGATCAGGTCGACCAGCAGCTCCTGGCGGAAATCGGCGAGATGGTCCTTCGAAAGATGCAGCTTGCGGGTCAACCGGCGGGCGGCAATGTCGGCCTCATGCAGCAGGGTCTGCAGTTCGGCGCGCGAAATCGGAGATTGCATTGGTCGTATCCTCGGTCTCGAATGATGACCGCAGGATGCCGAGCGCCTTTCGCCGCCGGGTGGGCTTAGAGTGGGGATGTCGTGGGAGCTGTGTGGGAGCGCCTAAGACATCAGTCTCGCAGGGCGATCGCGTCCGCCGGCAACGTCAATCGCCAACCTCGATTGCGCCTGTTCTCAATGAGCCGGCGAACGATTGCCGGATCGGACGCACCGGCCACGAGTGCTTCCCGAAGCTCGCGAACAACGTCTCGCGCCGAGCGAGAGACGAGATGGAGGGAAGAACCCCATGTTTCCTGCTCAATATCGCGTGTCGTAACGAACGGTTGGTCACCTTGTGCCCGCGCGGCGAGGAGACACAGGAGATTGAACGTCTGATCGGATAGGGCGTAATCGATGCCATCAAGACAGACGGTCTTTGTCGAGCGCCCGATTACGAGACGTGGCGCAACCACGATCTCGGGCGCAAGGCGAATAGGATCGAGCGCCCAGGCGGCGCCATTGTGGCCGATGGCATCTCCGACTGCCACCAGATGAATTCCCGCCTGTTTGAACTGTTGCCGTTCGGACATCGGTAACGGCGGCGCCACAAGAGTCATCGGCTGACCGCGTGTCGAGGCTTTCATCGCGACGATCAGGCCGGGCTGCGTGGCGGCAACGATCGAAAGCGCACCGAATATCGTTCGCTTCGAATCGAACTGACCAAAATGCCAGACTCCGGGCAAAGTGGGTTCCGGTTCGTTGCCTATGCCTGAAGCGGCAGCGATCTCTTTG